GACGGCCCCGACGCCATCGGAGGCTCGGCCTGGGCCTGGGCGCTTACCGGCTGAGCCTGCTGGACCATTTGCAAAGCCTGCTGGATGAGCTGTCGCTCGTCGGGCTGCTGTTCGGGAGATGCCCCCGCCCCTTGCTCGGGGGGTACCCCCTGCATCGGTGCCGCACCGGGCTGGATCGCCCCCGCCTGCCCGGCGGGGGTCATCTGATCCTTCTGCATCTGCAGCATCTTGGTCTGGGTGTCGAGCTGGTTGGTCTGCTGCAGCATCTGGCGCAATTGCAGGGTGGCTTCCAGATGCGCACACAGCTCCGGCGGATAGGGCAGTCCCTCCATGTCGCACAGATCCTGAATCTTCTTCCACGCCTGTGCTTTTGCCATAGCTTTGTCGACGGTCTCCTGGGCCTCGCGCTCCAACTCCTGGCCGGCGTCGAGCGGAAGGTTGATCGCCAGCATCTTGTCAGAGACCGGCACACCGGCACTCTTGAGCGTCATCACGAAATTGCGCTCGGTGGCCTCGTCGCGCAAGTTCAGCGTGGCAAAGTTGATCTCGGGAAGGAGCAGCTTGGGCACCCGCTCGATGTGCTTCTCGCCGGTCTCGGGGTCCTCCACCACGATCTCTCGATAGAGCGGAACGCGCCGCCCGCCTTTGAGTTCGTAGTCATAGTGTTCTTGGGCTTCGGCAATTACGGCCATCCGTTTGTTCATGTGCCGGATAACCTTTTTCTGGAAGCCCATCATGAGCTGTTCACAGACTTCGCGGTTGATCGCCGAAGACGCATAAGTACCGCCGGCCCCGGTGCCGCCCATAATCAGGGCCTGTCCAATCCCCCAGGCCTGCATAAGTTTTGCGTCAATGCGGTCGTAGTCCTGATCGAATCGGGGAACACTTTCGCGCCCGAAAACCGGGGTGACCTGAACTCCAAAGTTATGGACCAACACTTTGAAATCGGCGGCCAGTGCAGACTGCAAGTCATCACGCAAGTCGTCCAGCTCCGACGCACTGGGTATCCAGGGCTCACCGTCACCCATGTTCTCGATGCCCATGGTGGCCAGGATCATCGGGGCATAGAGCCGGTCACACACGGCGTCCTGGGCCGCGTTGAGACTCTCCTCCATTAACAGGGTGCGGAAGGATCTCAGCAACGGTGGGGTGCCGCGCAGGTCCCAGGGCGATGCCTTATTGACCAACCTACTTACGAGGGCGTCAGAAATGTCCAGGCCGTCATCTCGGGCAGCGGCCTGGATGATCTCCGGGTAGTACTTCTGCAACTGCTGATACTCGAAGGTGCGTTCCAGGCGCTCACTGGGCCGCTCCTGGGAGTCGGGGTGTCCCTGCGGGCCACTGCGCAGCGCGTCGACCAACTCCTTGACCAGAAGCTGGACTCGTTCCTCCTCCACGAAAAGGCTCTTGGACACCGCCACCATGTCGGGGTTGAGCACTTCTTCGGAAGACCAGACTCCCAACTCCTCACTGAAGTGGGCCAGGGTGGTGACTTCCCCAGCAACGAAATACTCCCGGCCAATAGCGTCGGGCAAAAACTCCTCGTAATTCAATTTATCGAGGAACATCTCGGTGTAGAACTTCTCGATGAGTGGGTCTTTGCTGGAAAATTCCAGCCCCACCACGGGGAATTTGCTGTAGATGTCCACCAACAGCGGCACGAGATCATGGGTGGCATAGAACAACCGGCACCAGCGGCGCAGTTCGATGAGCTGCTTGGGGTCGGTGATGTCGAACGGGATGCCCTTGTCCATCAGCGAGGACAGCGGCTGGCGAATCTTGGGCAGCGCCATCTGCAGATCGCTGGCGGTGTGGATCATGCCAGAGCCGGTGGCACCTCGGGTGGCCGCCAGCCGGCGGCGATTCATGTCGGAGGCCATCTTGCGATTGGCCAGGTCGGTCAGGCTGCCTCGGGTGGCGGTCTCGGCGATCTGACGAGCCTCCACCCGTGCCATCGCCGGATTACGGGGAAGCCCCGGATAGCCCGCCGACTTGAGCCGGGCCGCCTCGGCGCTCCAATTGCCCCCTGCCGGGATGATCGGGCTAGTCATCGTTTACCTTGCGGAGCTGGGCCTCCATGTACCAGCGCTCATCTGGGGCCTCGGGAAAGGCCTTCTGCTCGATGCGCACCCGAAAGCTGGGATAGACCGGGGTGCCGTACTTCTCCAGGTCCATCGAGACCTCCTCGACGGTGCCCACGCCGTCGAGGATCACCCCAGCGGTGCGGGCCTCCACCCGATCCCCCACCTGAAACGGGATGGTGCGCAGCAAGTAGTCCATGATGCGGGTGGCGGTGGGCACCGCCAGGTGCGCGAAGCAGTCCTCGCAGTACTCCCGCTCCACCGGGTCGATGTAAGCGATGGGCTTCAGCTCTTTGCAGCACTCGCAGAGGCCGACCCTTTGATCGGTCATCATCGCGGGGCCGGTCCCATCACGAAGCGAGAGCCATCCCCTCTGCGCGCCCAGTCCCGTGGCTGCTTCTTGAAGGTGGACATGCCGTCGTCCTCGCCCTCGCCCAACTCGCCGGGGTCGATCAGCCGGTGGATGTTGCCGGTGCGGGGGTCGATGAGGCGCACACCGGGCAATGGCCGACGAACCTGGGGCAGCGCCATCGTGAAATTGGGCTTGCGGCTAGCCACGATCATGTCGCCCTCTTTGCGGGCCGGGATCTCGCGTACCAGGAACTTCTCGGCAGCGGCCTGGCGGGCGTTGCCCCCGGTGCCGATTACATAGCTGTTCCACTGCTTGCCACAGCCCCCGCACACCCGAAAGCCACTGGGGGTGGCGAAGGACTCTCCGCACTCGCAGGCGAAATGCTCGGGTCGGTTGGCGAGGTAACCGTTGAGGTGCTTGTCCCAGCGCCAACCGGTGACCTCACGGACCTTGGGAAACTGCGCCGGCCCCCAGCCCGACCAGGCTTGCCGGCGGTGGCCCTTGCGTTTGATCTCCTTACCGCCGGCATCCCACTCGGCCCCACGCTCTAACAGGTCGTGGAAATGCGGGCTGGGGCAGTCGACCAAACGTCCGTTCTCCATATGGCAGCCCCGATGTGCCCGTTCGTCCTCGACCGAGTAGGAGTGCTCGGGGTCATACCCCTCTTCGTCATCGAGGTAGTCGAAGTCCGAGGCGGTGGGACCGTAGTCATCTGCGCCTAGTCTGCGGCGGGCCTCGTGGCGTCCTCGTGGGTGCTGGCCGGTGTTGCCCGGTTCCATCAGTTGGGGACGCTCATAGGGTCGCCCGGAGGGGCCGGAGGCATGTTCCCAGCCGTGCCCCCTGGCGGGGGCGAAGATCTGCTCGGAGTTGGCCGGATCGTAGTCGTGGGTGCCACCCTGCCGGCGACGACCTTGCTTACCCCCGTTCCCGCCGTAGCCGTGCTGTTTCTTGAGCTGGCTCATGGCCCGCGAACCCACGCCGTACTGCTGTTGGAAGGAGTCGTAGTCGACCTGGCCGCCCCGACCGGTCGGACCCTTCTTCTGGAACTGCTCCCACAGCTCGAAGACACTGCGGGCGGTGCGCCGGCCCACCGTGACTCCACCACTGCTCCCGCCGTAGCCATGCTGCTTCTTGAGCATGTTCATGGCCCGGTTGCCCACCTGGTACTTCTGCTGGAAAGCGTCGTAATCGGCCTGCCCGCCGATCCCGGTCTGCGGGCCAGACTGGAACTCGTTCCACAGGTCATGGACACTCTTGGCGTGGCGGCTCGGGGGCCGCGAGGCCCCCCTACCTTTTCCCCGACCACCACGCCTTCGAGCCGCCATCTGCATCGCCTCGGGCGGCATCTCGCCTCCACCGCCGCCGGCAGCCGGAGGAGGCCCTCCTGCCTCCTCGCCCCCGCCGGGGGGCGCTTCACCGGGCGCTCCACCACCGAGTGGGCCGGCGAGTGCCTGGGCCGCTTGGCCGAGATCCTCGGCCCCGGCAGCCGGCATCCCCGCCTCGCCCTGGTCCCCACCGGGCAGGACGTTGACGGTGCCCGGTGGGGGTAGCACATTCATCGGATTGGTCTGCTGGGCGATCTGCTCGGCCTTTTGCACGGTGACCAGCGCCTGTTGCAGAGGTGCGATGGTTTGCTGGAACTCCTCCGCTTTCTGATTGAGGAGCTGGGTCAGCGCGTCGTCGGCCTTCTGCAGGTAGTCGGGAGCCGCATAGCGACGGCGGCCCGACTTCATCGGCTTCTCTTTCTTCTCGGCCTTGCCGCAGGCGCTGGGGTTCTTGGCCTTCACCGAGGGGAAGTTACAAACGCTCTTGGCGTCGTTGAGGTCCTTCTTGGTGCCCGCCGGGAACTTGCCGCCTCCCCCGAGGAACGGA